AACTGGCCCACGGATTCGTTGGCGCTTGCTTGGCAAATACTTTCAGATTTGGCCTGGCGTTTCGACTAACGAGCTTTTGGGCTACGAGTACCGATCAAAGGGTTGGGCATTATCGTCAACTGATGTTGTAAAGAATTCATTTACTGCCGATTCCGACACTTGTATTTACCCAGACCGACTAATGGTTTTAGCGACAAAGCTCAAGTATTTTGAAGCTAAAGGCTTTGATACGACAGCAATGTATCGCAACTATATTGAGGAATTTGAGATTGTTCGGGCGCAAGATATGTCGGCAGCTAACTTGTCGTTTGCACCACGCCCAGGCACGGTCTTGATTGGCTACGACAACATTCCTGATACTGGCTTCGGGACAAACTAATGGCAAGCCGACTTGTTCAAGGTACGGCGGCACGGGTTCAGTCATTACCAGCGCCTATCGGTGGTTGGAACGTGCGGGACTCGATTGCAAACATGGATACGCTTGATGCTGTCCAGTTGACCAATTTCTTCCCGACTGTCAACAATGTGGTATTGCGTGGCGGTTACACAAAATACTCAACAGGCATTACAGGTCAAGTTCAAACGCTTATGTCGTACTCAAGCGGTGCGACTGACAAACTGTTTGCGATTGCAGTTACATCAATTTATGACTGTACGGCGGGCGGTGCGGTTGGCGCTGCTGTCAGAACGGGTTTGAGTAACGCAAAGTGGGAATACATAAACGTCACAACTCCCGCAGGCGGCTACATCATGGCGGTCAATGGCGTTGATGCGCCATTGCTTTACGATGGCTCAGTTTGGACAAATCCCGTCATTACAGGCGTGACTGCAAGCACTTTAAGCAATATCACTATATTTAAAAATCAAGTGTGGTTTACACAAGCCTCAACTCTTAAAGCATGGTATTTGCCGACTTTAAGCATTGCAGGCGCAGCTGCCGCAATTGATTTAAGTTCGGTTGCCCAGCTCGGCGGCTATCTTGTTGCGGTTGCAACGTGGACAATTGACGCAGGCTATGGCGTTGACGATAACCTAGTGTTTATAACGAGCAATGGCGAGGTTATTGTCTATGCGGGTACTGACCCCTCAGACATTACAAAATTCGCTCTGGTGGGCGTTTGGAGGCTTGGCAAGCCCGTTGGTAAGCGATGTTTGATGAAGTATGGCGGTGACATACTGATATTGACTTACAACGGTCTTTACCCATTAGCGGCAAGCCTACAGTCATCCAGACTTGACCCACGGATTGCGCTATCTGACAAAATCCAAGGCGCATTTACTGCCGCAACGCAACAATATGGCAGTAATTTTGGGTGGGACATTAGTTTTGATCCCCAACACAATGCTTTGACCGTCAATGTGCCTATTCAAGAAGGTCAACAACAGCAGTATGTAATGAATAACATTACAAAAGCCTGGTGTAACTTTACTGGTCAGTACGCTAATTGTTGGGTAATTTTTGACAACGAGCCGTACTGGGGTGGCGATGGATTCGTTGCCCATGCTTGGGATGACAACTTTGCTGATGATGTAAGCGACATAGATGCTTATGCGTTGCAAGCGTTTAATTATTTTGATGCTCGTGGCTACAAAAAGTATTTCACTAGAGCCAGACCGTCAATCTTTACAAACGGCACACCGTCCATTTTCATTGGTTTGAACATGGACTTTGATTTAGCAGATACGACTGCGGCGTTAAGTTTTAGTCCACAAATAAATGCAAAATGGGATACTGCTGTGTGGGATGTGGACTATTGGTCTACGGACACGGTAATTACAAATAATTGGCAAGGCGTAACTGGAATCGGGTATTGCGCTGGCACACAGTTTAAAACCGCAAGTCAGGGAATAACGATTTTATGGGCATCGACGGACATTGTGTACCAACAGGGTTGGGCTGGCATATAGTCCAAGGCGCTGAAGTAGGCCATTGGGTTGCGGATCGAGTGCAAGGTAAGTATTTTGCGGAAGGTTCGCAAGCAATTGGTTTAGAGCGTGATGGTCAGATTATTGCAGGTGTGATTTACGAAAATTGGAATAAAGCCTCGATTGTGTGCCACATAGCAATTGAAGGACGTATGACAAAAGGGTATTTAAAGGCAATATTTGACTACCCTTTTAAGTTTTGCAAAGTAAAAAAGATTATTGTTCCGGTAAGCAGTACCCATGCAAAAAGCCTAAAATTAGTTACGAAAATGGGTTTTGTAGAAGAAGCAAGGGTGAAAGATGCAGTACCGGATGGCGATATTATATTTTTGACATTGGCAAAAGAAAATTGCCGATTTCTTGGGGTAGAAAATGGGTAAATCAGCATCAGCACCACCAACACCGGATTATGTCGGCGCAGCCAAGCAGCAAGGCATTGATAACCTTGCATCAGCTAGACAGTCTAATATTATGTCAAACCCAAACATGATTACGCCATTTGGTAATCAGACTGTTACTTATTCAAGCCCAACATTTGACCAATCTGGATTTGACACGGCGCTGGCTAAATATAACGCTGGCAATGTAGACCGTAATCAATATTATCAAACAGGCGGCGGTGCTGGTGATTCTGGCACTGATTCCACTTATTTTGACCAAGCAGGGTTTGATGCTGCACAAGCAAAACGAGGTGCTGCGCCAACCCGTGAAGCGTTTATGGTTGGTGGCGGTCAACCGACTGTTACGCAAACTCTGACACCACAAGCGCAGCAGACGTTAGACTCACAGCAACGTGTGCAAACGGCTTTGGCAAACTTAGGCGAAACTGGCATTGCAAACGCAAGGGCTACGCTTGAAAGACCATTTGTGCCAACATCAACTGAAATTCAGCGCAATTTTGGCGGCTATGGCGAAGTGCCTCAAGCAACTAATTTTAACGCTCAGACAGGTATTGATAGCAGTCAAATTGCAAAAATGCCCATCAATGCGGGTACAACTGCACAACAATTGATTATGGAACGGTTGAACCCTACGATTGCACAGGGTGACACATCGTTTAAGCAAGCGTTAGCAAACCAAGGTTTAGCGCCTGGCACAGCGGCCTACGATGCTGCATACCGCAACCGTCAAATGGGCGTAAATGACTTGTATAACCAAGCAGCGCTCCAAGGCATCAACTTGGACATGGCGGCTAATCAACAAGGCTTTAACCAAGCATTGGCAGGAGCAGGACTGTACAACACTGCAATGGGTCAGAATTTTGGTCAAGGGATGCAAAGTCAAGGCACACAATTTGCTCAAGGTCTTAACAAAGCTCAGTTTCAAAATACCGCACAGCAACAACAATTGGCGCAAGATATGGCATTACGGGCGCAACCAATTAACGAAGTTATCGGACTTATGGGCGGCTCACAGATTCAATTGCCACAGTTTCAAGGTTATCAAGGTACGTCAGTTGCACCAGCGCCAACTTTTGCTGGCCTGCAAGCACAAAACCAAGCGGATATGCAAAGGTACGGTATTCAGCAGGCAGGCAATAACGCAACGACTCAGGGCTTGTTTAGCGCATTGGGTACGGCAGCAATGTTTGCACCAAAATTCTCTGATAGGCGTTTAAAATCAAATATCGTTTTAATTGGTACTCATTCAACGGGAATTGGAATTTATGAGTACGACATTTTTGGTAATCGTGAGCGTGGCGTAATGGCAGACGAAGTGGCTAAAGTAATGCCAGATGCAATTGTTCCGCACTCAAGCGGCTACATGATGGTTAATTACGGGAAACTATAATGCTTAACCAATACGTCAATATGACTCCACAGCAGAAAATGGCTCAGATGCTGCAACAGCAAGCCCAGCCGACTCAGCTGCAAGGTCAAGACATGGGGCAAATGCCGCAAATGCAAAACCCAATGGCTGGCGCACAAAACGCTATGAGTATGTACGGCAAAATGAACCAACAAAATCAAATGCAAGATATGCAAGATTACATGGCTCGGTTAAAACTTGGTCAAGCGCAAACTGGCGGTATGTTTGACCAAGCAAACGCTCAAGGCGGTAATTACACGGGTGACATGGGGACTTAATCATGGACTTAGATTACAACACTAGGTTAGCGGCAATTCAGCGCAACGAAAAGTTAGCGCAGATTATGCAGCAACAGGCTTTTCAGCCTATTGAAATTAACAGCTATCAAGGTTTTCAAGCGCCTATTTCACCTTTGTCTGGACTTGCCAAAGTGTTGCAAGCCTACATGGGTGCAAAAGGCACAGGTGATGAGGATCGAATTAAGCTGAACCAAGAAGCTAGGGCTGAAGCGCAACAGATGTTGTCAAGCCTTAACCCACAAGCCTCGCCTGGTCGTGCCGCAGTCATGGGTATGCCTGAGATTCAAGCACGGCCTGCAACGTCATTTACGCCAATGGGTTCTGATTTTGAGGACAACCCTAATCTGCAAACAGCACCGTCTGGCAATGTAGAAACACCTGCCGTGGCGTATCAACCTGCTGTAGCACCACAAGCAGCGATACCGCCAACAAGCGGTGCTCCATTAAGCCCAGAGCAAAAGAATCAAAGACTTGTGCAAATGTTAATGAGCGGCAACCCTTATGCCGCACCAGTTGCCAAGCTAGAGTACGAAAGATTAGGCAAACAAGAATCTGGCCCATTGGCTGAATACCGTCTTGCGGTACAACAAGGCTACACAGGCACGATTGACCAATACAAAACGCAACAAGCACAGGCAGGGCGCTCTATTACTAACGTGAGTATGCCATCTTCAATGGCTCCAATGTTTGTAAGAGATAGAACAACAGGCAAAACGATGTATGTTCAAGCGGATAATCGTGGAAATTTTGATTTAAGTAGATATGAGCCAATTGAAAAGGGCACAGATTTACGTCAACAATTGGCTGATGCGGGTATTTTCCCAAATAATCCTGATGGAACGCCAAACCCTGAATACACAAAATACGCACAAGCGCAATTGCGTAAAAACCTTTCAATGACAACACCTGCTGGTTCTGTTACGACAGCGCCAGGCGAAGTACCACCACCATTTGTTCCAAAAACAGACGTAGGCGAAACAATTAACCTTGGAAATAGAGACGCACAAGGTAATTTAATTATTACTGCAACACCTGGGTCAGCTGATGTTGCATCTGCTCGTGCAGGACAAGTCACAGCTGCTGAAGCGGGTGGCAGAGTAACAGGCACATCACAAGCGCAAGCAGTTATTGATTTGCCAAAAGTAATTGATAACGCAGATACTGCAATTAAAAACGTGCAAGAGTTACTTACTCACCCTGGCTTCAAAGCATCTGTTGGCATGGGAGTGCCAGGCATGAAATATGTGCCAGGTACGGCGCAAGCTGATTTCCGGTCTAGGATGGATCAAGTACAAGGTGGTGCATTTCTTACTGCAATTGACACTTTGCGTGGAACTGGTGCAATTACTGAAGTTGAAGGCGCAAAAGCTACGGCAGCTAAAAATCGTATGTCTACAGCAACGTCTGAAGATGCATTCAATAAAGCGGCTAAAGACTACTTGGACATTATTGAACAAGGCGTTAAGCAAACTTACAGCAGAGCTGGCAAGAATTATGTACCGCTGCAAAGAGGGTCTGCACCCAAAACCATCAATTTCGGGGATTTACCTAAATAATGGACGTTACGCTACCTGATGGCACGGTCATTAAAGATGTGCCAGACAACATTACACAAGCGCAATTAACCGCTAAATTGAAGGCTAATGGCTTAGATATGTCTAAGTACGAGCCTAGCATTGGGCAAGAGATTCTTGCGTCACCAGCGGGTCGGTTTATTAGCGGTGCAGGCGAGTTTATTGACGCAGGCGCTCAATTGTTGCCAAGAGCATTGTCTACCGTGTCATCGTTAGGTGGGTTAAATCCTAATCCAGTTAGCAAATTTCTTGATGAACAGGCTGCAAGCGTTGACGAAGGCATTGTAAAAAGAAAAGCCGAAATGGATGCCGCTAAATTAGCGACAAAATTTCGAGGTGCAGATATTTCAAGGTTTTTAGGTAGCGCAGCAAATTTGCCTAATTTAGCTTTAATGAAACAACTTGCGCCAATGGCAAAGACAATACCTAGCTTATTAGAGTCTGGCGCTTACATGGGATTGACTGGTGGCGCTTTAACTCCCGTTACTGAAAACCTTGATGATTTTGCAAGTCAAAAAGCTATTCAAACTGGCGCTGGTGGCGTGTTTGGTGCTGCATTTGCTCCTGTTGGTCAAATTATTGGGCGTGGCTACGAGCTTGCTAAAGCGTTGGCTCAACCATTTACAGAGTCAGGTAAAAAAGCAATTATTGGATCAAATTTGCGTGGTCAAATTAGACCAAGCGATATTGGCGATGTTGTAAACCGATTAGATCAAGCGGAAGGATTAGTGCCAGGTTCTCAGCCTACGGTTGGCGATATTTCGGAAAGCGGTGGCTTAGAAGCGATACAACGTCAGGCCGCATCAAAATACCCTCAAATGTTTGCGCCAAGAGAGGCTGCTAATGTGCAAGCTCGTCGTGAGGCAATTGGCGAAATTGCTGGTGACGTAGGCAAAAAAGAATTGTTTGAAACAGCAAGAGAAGATGCTGCTGATTTGCTTTATAAACAAGCATATAAGCAAACTTTAAATGTAAATGTTGATCCGTTGACAGGCAAAATATTGCCTAAAATACAACGTGATGCCGCAAACGCTGAAATGGCAGATTTGTTAGATACACCTGCTATTCAACAAGCCATGAAAGATGCCATTGTTTTGGCAAAAAATGAACGCATTGATATTAAAGACCCAAAAGGTTCAATCCAAGGGCTTGATTACACTAAACGTGCGCTAGACAAGCAAATTGCAACTGCTGAAGGTGATAACGAAAAACGTATTTTGATGGGCGTAAAAGAAAGGCTTATGTCTTTTTTGCAACGTCAAAGCCCAAAGTATGCTGAAGCTGTTGCAACGTATGCCGAAGGCAGCAAACCGTTAAATCAAATGGCTGTTGGTGAATACTTAAAAAACAAATTAGTGCCTGCCGTTGGTGAAGAAGGTAATTTGCTTAGAGAAAATATTAGTTCATTTTCTGAAGCATTAAGAAATCCAAACACTCCTAAACTAGCAACGGGATTTGGTGGTAATGATTTAGAGCAATTATTTGCTAGTAATCCTGAACAATTGCAAACTTTAAGAAACATTGCAACAGAGTTAGCACGAAAAAGTAATGCACAAGATTATGGTCGAGGCGTAGGGTCAAACACGTTTCAAAACCTTGCTATGGCAAATATTGCACAAAAAACAGGGTTACCTTTTGGTTTGGTTAATATGCCTTATCTCGGCGCACCAGCACGAAAGATTTATGAAAACGCAACGGAAACTATGCAACAACAGTTAGCCCAAGCGTTACTAGACCCAAAAGCAACGGCACAGTTAATTGCTCAAGCAGCACCTAAAGATAGAAGTAGATTAATGGCAGCAGCTTTACGAGGTCAATTAACTCCTGCAATGTTTGGTGCGCCAACAACCGAATTAATGAATCAATAAGAGGTAATTTAAATGTCTTTCAACGGCTCTGGGACGTTCGTCATCAACTCAACTGGGCAACCAGTTGTCACAGGTACAGTCATTTCATCGACAGCGTTTAATGCGCTAACTGCTGACCTTGCGACTGGCTTAACGACAGCGTTGACTAAAGACGGTCAAACAACGCCAACCGCCAATATTCCAATGGGGAATTTTAAGATAACGGGATTGGCTACTGGTACAGCAGGAACTGACGCTGCAACAGTATCGCAAATCCAAAGCGCATACGGCACGTTTTTGACGGTATCTGGCACAAACACAATTACAGCTACGGTCAGCCCAAGTTTGACTGCATACAGCGCTGGTCAGATGTTTGGTTTTGTTGCTGCAAACACAAACAGCGGTGCTACGACAATCAATATTAGTAGTTTAGGTGCAAAGTCAATTGTCACGCCATTAGGTGCGTTAAATGCTGGCGATATTCAATCCGGTTATTTTTATATCATTTATTACGATGGCACTAATTTTCAATTGCTCGGCATTTCTACTTCATTAACAACTTTAACGCTTAGCGGTGCTTTAAGTGTTGGCGGTGCATCAACTTTTACTGGTGCATCAACATTTACTGGTGCGGCAACATTTAATGCTATTAAAGAAACAACAACTGTATCGGCAACAGCAGCAACTGGCACAATTAACTTTGATTGCTCAACGCAGCCAATTTTGTATTACACAACAAACGCAAGCGGTAATTGGACATTAAACTTTCGTGGAACAAGCGGTGTGTCATTGGACACGTTGATGGCTACGGGACAGACTCTTACCGTTGTCTTTATGGCTACCCAAGGCGCAACTGCTTACTATAATTCCGCTGTACAAGTTGATGGTTCGTCCGTTACACCTAAATGGCAAGGCGCAATTACTCCTGCTGCGGGTAACGCTAACTCAATTGATGCATACACTTACGCCATTATCAAGACCGGAGCTGCAACCTTTACTGTTCTTGCCTCACAAACGAGGTACGCATAAATGCCACGCATAGCGACTATTGGCGCAGCAGCATCCGGTGCGTTCGGATTTCAAACCAATTCGCTTATTGCTATTGAATATTTATTGGTAGCGGGTGGCGGGGGCGGTGGATCAGACGGTGGTGGCGGCGGTGGTGCGGGTGGTCTTTTAACAAGCTCTGTTGTTTTATCATCTAACAGTTCTTACTCTATAGTTATTGGTGCAGGCGGTGCAGCTGGCAACGCTGTTAGCACTAACGGCACAGACTCTACATTTTTTGGACTTACCGCTATTGGTGGTGGTTGGGGCGGTTACGGCGCAGCTCACGGTAATGAAAACGGTAATACAGGCGGTTCTGGTGGTGGAGGACGAGGCGCTACTGGCACGGGCGGCTCAGGCACTAGCGGTCAAGGAAGTGCAGGCGCTAATGGTGACGCAGGGTATGGTGGTGGTGGTGGCGGCGGCAAAGGTAGCGCAGGTAGCGGAAACTCTGGCGGCACAGGTCTTGTTTCTTCTATAAGCGGATCGAGTTTAACTTATTCGGTTGGGGGTTCTGCAAATAGCAGTAGCGCTGGCGCTGTGAATACTGGTAATGGTGGAGGTGGCGGTGCGCCTGGATCATTTGGTGGGGCAGGTGGCTCGGGCGTGTTTGTGTTGCGTTACCTTGGGCCTCAACGTATGACAGGCGGGACATATTCGCTTTCAGGTGGTTACTCAATTCACCTGTTTACAACTTCCGGTTCTCTGGTGACATAATGCCTTACTTTGCAAAAATTCCTGTTATCACAGATGGCAAAGGTTTTGTTGAAAACGTAATCCGTGCGGAACAAGACTTTATTGTTACTGGTTTGGTAGGCAATCCTTTTAATTGGGTTGAAACCTCCTACAACACCCGTGGCGGCATTTATTATTTGCCCAACTCAAATACACCTGACCCTGACCAATCAAAGGCGCTAAGAGCGAATTACGCAGGCGTTGGTTTTACATACGACTCAATAAACAATGTGTTTTACGCACCACAACCGTATCCATCGTGGACAATTAGCGCACCGACTTGGGAGTGGCAAGCGCCAGTTCCGTATCCCTCAACTGGTGGCCTATACGAGTGGGATGAGGCTACACAATCTTGGATACAAATTGCTTAACTTTATTGCCGTATTGTTTCTTTTGCCATTGATATTGCTTTGCAGCGTGTGGCTTATACCGTGGGCAATTTACGCAATATTTAGGAGTAAATGATGGATTGGCAATATCTAATTAACTTGGGTGCAGGTGCGTTACTCGCAGTTGGTGGGTGGTTTTGCCGCCAGATGTGGGATGCTGTCGAAAAACTCAAGAACGATATTGGCAGGCTTGAATTGCATATGAGCGAAAGCTATGTCAAGAAGTCTGAAGTCGAGAATCTGCGGGCAGACATGGACAAGCGTTTTGATCGCATCGAAATGCTGTTAGACCGTCTATTCGATAAGCTCGACTCAAAGGTCGATAAGTAATGGTTACGGCGAAAAAGACCGTTGCCAGAGCGCCTGTGAAGCGAGCGGCGGTAAGAAAGACTACACCCAAGGCTGCGCCACGAGACATGACGGACAAGATTCTTGACCTTATTAAGTGGGTGGACAACCCGTTTAAACTTGTTTCCGTCATCCTGCTGTCAACCATTGCTTTTACCGGATACTTTGCTTGGGACAGCCGCCAGGTTATTTTGGCTGCAATTAAGTCTAGCAACTCGATGCCACAGTTAAAGACGCATGATGAGCTTGTGCCTATTGCAAACAGGCTTGTAAAAGAAACACAGGCGGTGGGTTTGATTATCAACAAGGTCAACCTTGCCACAAACTCACGCACAACGGTGCTGGCTATTGCTAACGGTGAACGTAACCACAAGTTAGAAGGCATCACAGTATCGTTGTTTAACGAGTTCCCAGCACGAAACGCTGACGTTGTCTCTATGCTTAATAACGAGATAGCCTGTAAACAGTTTGAGTCATCTAGCCCTGTGGGTGAGTGGGCAAAGTCACAAGGCGTGACGTATATGTGCCGTGGGTCAATACCCAATGAAATCGGTAAGTTTGCTGGTTATGTTGCTGTAGGGTTCAAAGCAGAGCCACGGGACTTAACATCTGTCAAGACCCGAATTATATTAGCCGCATCGGAGATGGACAAATGAAAGCAAAATGGGAAACATTTAAGGCTTGGTGTATTGCCAAGTGGACAGCAACTAAAGCATGGTTTTCAGGCGTGAGGTTCTAATATGTTACCGATAATGGATATCCTTGGCATCGGCATGAAGGTGCTGGACAAGTTCTTCCCTGACCCAGAGCAAAAGGCAAAGGCTCAGCTAGAGCTGATGCAGATGCAGCAAAATGGCGAACTTGCCAAGATGCAGGCAGATATGCAAGAGCAAGGCGAGCTGACCAAGCGCCAAGAGAACGACATGAAGTCCGACTCTTGGCTGTCTAAAAATATACGCCCTATGACGCTTATAGCGATTCTGTCAGGCTATTTCACTTTTGCGATGATGTCTGCCTTTGATATGGAAACCAACAGGGCGTATGTCGAACTACTTGGGCAGTGGGGTATGTTGATTATGTCGTTTTATTTTGGCGGCAGGACTTTGGAAAAAATTATTGACATGAAATCTAAAGAAAAAATTACTGAAGCGGAGATTAAAAATGCAAAGTAATTGGGACAACGCTTTCAAGATGATGCTCGCCTCAGAGGGCGGCTATGTTAACCACCCGTCTGATCCAGGCGGCATGACCAATCTTGGCGTGACCAAGCGTGTCTGGGAAGAATGGGTTGGGCGTGAATCTAACGAGAAAGAAATGCGCTCGTTGACCCCTGAGATGGTTGAACCGCTCTATAAGCGCAAATTCTGGGATGCTTGTAAGTGCGACGAGTTGCCCAGCGGGATTGACTACTTGGTGTTTGATTTCGCTGTCAACGCTGGTTGTGGGCGCAGCGCAAAGATTCTACAAGCTGCTGTAGGTGTAACGCCTGACGGTGGGATTGGCCCGATGACCCTAGCCGCTGTCAACGCTCTTGACGGTGACGAGCTAATTGAAAGGTTTAGTCAAGGCAAAGAGGACTTTTACCGCAGCCTAAACACCTTTGAGACTTTTGGTAAAGGCTGGCTAAACCGTGTTGCTGCGGTAAAAGTTAAAGCTACGTCTTTGCTTGCTTAGAAACAGCTAGTGGTGCAATTGCCTGGCGAGTAACAACAGGTGGTGCAGGTAATAATGCGCCCACCTGACATATAAGTGTGCGTTGTGCAAGCTGCATATGCTGCGGTTGCTGACAATGCTAAAACGATTGCGACTATGTACTTTTTCATTTTCTATCCTTTAAGAAATAACGAGCAAAACGGGTATTTTCACCTTCAACCATCAGGGTCTGAATGTTGAAACCTTGATTTTTAAGTTTGTACACAATATCGGCTAAGCGTGTTGCACGGTATAGGTTAATTGCTTCCCATGAAGTAATGTGTTTGTGTTTTTTAAGATGCAAGTACACAGCGTCAATTTTGGTCATGTTGTTATCCAATGCAAAAGTGGCAGAAAACCAAAAACAGCAAACAACACAAGTGCGCCAAGCACCCAACCCTCTAGCGGAATCCGTTGGTCGGCCTTGGTGTAGCGCAAGTAGCTTTTCATTTGTCGTTGTGTCCGTAGTGTCCAGTTTGGATGCGAATAATCTGCTTGTGATCCCCAGTTGCCGTTCATGCAATACTCCCATTGTTTGCAAATTGTTTGTGGTATTTGCTTCGAGCTTCTATTGCAACTAAATCTGCTAATTCAAAATCGTTAAATGATCCAAAATATTTTATTTGGTTGTTAACGCCTAACGACACAATCCATTTTTTTTGTTTTTTATTCCAACAAACATTTTTTGCGCCAGATACATTGGTAATGCGTAATTTGCTGTTGTAATTGTTTTCTGATTTATTTGCTTCTCTTAAATTTTCAATTCTGTTGTCTGTTGATATGTTGTTGATATGGTCAATGTAATTAGGCAAATAGCCATAATGCATTAAAAAAACAATCCTATGGTTAAAATATCTTTTGTAGTTAATGGTTGTTGATAAGTACCCATCTTTTCCCAAAGAACCTACCGCATTACCAATTTTTATTTTTTTTGATAATTTTGTTTTCCAATACAAAACGCCATTTTTGTAAGCAAACAAACTGTCGCACAATTGTTTTGTAATCAATTTAGCCACCCTTCAATGTCAGTTTCAAGTTCGTTAATTAACTCTGCATACTTTGGGTCTTTACGGTTACGCACAAGAATCATTACGATGTTGTACATAGCGTCACCGGATTCGATGCGTTTGTACCAATCCAACCAATGCAGACCGTCTTTGTCAATCCCGCTAAACTGGATCACATCCATCACATCGTTAGCGTCTTTTGTGTATATGTTGAAGCGTTCGTCATCATCCATTTATGCACCTGTATGTAATGGGGGCTTGCGCCCCCGTTATTAAATAATGCTAATTGCTACAGAATCAAATCCTGCAAATTTTTTGTTTTTAATTTTTGGTTGGTTTACACCATCCCATTCCCATGTGTAATCAGAGTAAGCCTCTTGCGCTCTAGCTAAAGTTTCTTCAACTGTTGATTTGCAAATGCTGCACACATAAACTGCTGGGGTTGTGTTTGTGTAAATGTTTAAATATTTCATTTATGCACCTGTATTTAGTTATATGGCGTTGTTGCCATAACTACATATTAAGCTAACTTAACAAGTTATGCAAGTCTTTTTACTAGGTGTTTTCCCTAATATTTGCAATTATTTTTAATTTTTGTGGTTTTTATC